CACCCCACATTGCAGGCATTGAATGTTCGCTTGCTGAACATTCATCGGTTGTTCCGCGCCACATTGCGGACATACATAATGAGCAGGCGTTACATTCTTCCTACGCCCGTAACGTGGAACCATTACTGTGCCGAACACCTTATTCTTATAATCCCGAATATAACCAGCAAGAAACCCTTCATTGCACAGGAGGAATAGTGCGTGGATGAGTAATAGCTTCGCCTTGTTGTAACGCTGGATATGTTCGACTGCATCATCAGCAGCAGACTTAGCTCGGATGTCAATTGGATTATCCGCGTCATGCGGGGCGAAACGAGTGCCAGGAACCTCGGACGACAACGCGGAGATGAGTGCTTCGCCATGTGCCTTGTAGACGTTGGTTACAAAATCATAAACGAACTTGACGTCCTCACGGGTTGAAGAATCACGAAGCACATCGTGAGTCGGAACGCGCCAATCCTGTGCATCCTCAGCCCAGAACACGCTTTGTACGCCGTGCCAGAACTGATTGTTGCGTTTGAAACACTTCAACTGTTGCCAACGGAAGTAGGAGTCCTCTTCCTTAGCATGAAGTCGAAGGTCAAGTATCGCCTTCTTCAGCCCTTCACTCAGGTCTGCTGGCTTCAACAGCGGCATGTTCCGCCTTGTCTAGTTCCGACTTGAAGAACTTGTCCGATGCTTCACGTTCTAACTGCTGTTTCAACCTTGGAAACTGAACGCGGCGCGGAATTTGTTGCCGCGCTGTAGGCGGTGGTATGGCTTCATCCTGCGCTCGTGTCAACGAGTCTTGCAACGCACGTTGAGTTACCATCAACTCGTTGATCACCTTCATCAACGATTCGTTCACGCGACGCGTAGCGTCAAGTTCGCGTTCTAGTGTTGCGATGAGTTGATCGTGCTTATCAAAAGGCCACATAACTACTCCGACGTCGATGATGAAATAACGGTAGACTCACCGGCGCTCGTCCCTTGCGCTCCAACGCTTCCATCTTACGGTAGAATGCCGTTGTGTCCCCCGTTGACGTGAATTCACGATTGATTCGGTCGCGTCGCTCAAGAATCTCAGCAGTCTTGGACGACCTGGAAGTGAAGTAATCCACACCCTTGAGCAGATAACGTAGGTAGTCGTATGGATCATCACCATTGAACGTTGCCACGTCCTCTGGGCGGCGTTCATCATCAATACATAGTGGGATCGTCTTGATTAGTTCTGGACAACAGTCGAAAATCTGCAATCGTGGTAAGTTCACCTCGATTGCCTCGGGAGCGAATAACTCACGATACTCAGCGTAACGCTCTGGTCCTGATGTGCGCAGGATGCGCTGTGCTATATCCTCGCTATAACCTTCAGCCGGCGTGAACCTAGGTGGTTTGGGCTTCCAACGTAAAAACTCACGTATCAACGCCTTTCCACCTATACGGTCGTTATCAGCCTTGCGTGGGTTCAAGTGAGAGTACGTACAGAATTGCTCCATTACTGTTTGGTCCGTCCCGCGATCAGCCCACGCTGATGGGTCGAGAACGACGTCAACGATGTAATCATCCTGAGATAAGCGAGCGACATCACTTGCCCAGGTTGAAATCTTCGTCCTGGTTGCCACGTATTCACGATAGGCATATACTCGTCGGTCAGGTGAGATAGCCGCCCAACCGGCATACGTCATAGCAGCGAAACCCCAGTCAATTGCTAAGATTGAAGGCCACCATTTCGGTATCTCAAACGGTGGAATGACGTGCCTCGCGCACGCAGGTTCGCTTGGGAGCGGCTCAACTCGGAAATCCTCGAAGGACTGACCACTGAACGTGTACCAATCACCATCGAGTTTAGCCCGCCGTTCAGCCTCCGGCAACATCATCAGACGATTGATGTATGTCGGGTCTTCACGAAGCAATGTCGGATTGTCGGTTAATTTGGCCGGAATGAAGATACGCTTGATTGGTCGAGGCCCATCACTTCCAGGCATCATTTCGACCATGATTGTTTTAGGCGGTGCAGGTTCAACGAACCGCTTACGTACCCAACCATGTCCAATGTTACCTGGGTTTGATGCTGAACGTACAAATGCGGGAAGGTTACTCGCGGAACGACAACGACTAAATGTTACATAACGATATTGAAATTCGGAGAATGATGTTAATTCGTCGAACCCGATGTAATTGAACTCCGTTGTATCATAGTTCCTCGCGTCGGAATCACGATCCATGTAGCCGAATTGAAGAATCGCCCCACTCGGCCACGTCCAACGACGCTTCTGTGTATTGTAAATGGCTCCGGTTTTGTGGTAGAATTCTGTACTGCGGAGGATTAATGAGTTTTCAAGCTCGGGGAACGTACGACGAAGGAGTAAACCCTTAAAACGAGGCGCTTGATGGAAACCACGTACTATCGGAAGCCATAGGAGTAGTTCGGATTTCCCACCGCCAGCAGCGCCCCCGTAGAATCCCTCGAAAACAGTGTCAGGAATGGCGAGGAACTCCTCTTGCCTTGGGTGCGGCTTCCATGTCAACACTTCATTTGGCATTACGTTGTTTCCTCAACGCACGTTGAAATCCCTTACGCATCGGCAAATCGCGCTCCGACGTTGAAGCGAAGTCGTGTAATTGTGACTTTGACATCTTGGTCAAACCACGATTCCGGGCGAATACCTTGCTCGGTTCGTGCTCAGCAATTGCCATTACACGACGTTGTTTGATGCTAAGTGCTGGCATTTACTTCCTCCGAGCTTCGCCCTTACGACGCAACTTCAAGCGCGGCTTGGTGGTATCCTTGGATTGAGCGAAATTCATCGTACCCATCCCAACCGCACTTGCCCTGGCGCATAACGCGTTAGCCACCTGGTTCCTCCTTCTTACCGTCACCTTCCAGCACCTTGTCCTCGCCCTTCCGCGATTGAAGGAAAACCCACAACTCCTTCGGCAATGGAAACCTCAAGCCTTTAGTCGTCGGTGACAGTTGCCAGCACAATGCCATTAGTGCTGCCGACGTCAATAGGCCCAACGTGACGCCGTTGAAGATACACCATGCAATAGGCCAGTGATTCGTGAAGAACGAGTCACGGGCATAGTATGAACCAGTACCAAAGAAGGCAACGAGACCTACCCACTTCATTTGTCGATTCAGTTTACGCCAAGGATTGTCGTGGTACTCCTTGACTGCAGAACTGATTACGTTGCCTATATCGAATAGATTCACTTGTCGATGATGTCCTTGTGGTCAGCCGCGGCTTTCAGGCCGAGTAATACGGCAAGACCAGTGACTACTGTCATGACTTGTTGGAAGTCTGGGAGTTGCCCCGTTGCGTGCCACTGCACTGCAAAACCGAGCAACGCAGCGACTCCACCTATGACTCCCCAAACTGTAGTGCGTAGGGATCGCGGTTGCATAATTCACCTCACTTGAAGAATGTATGAGCACCGATCACTGCTGTGACTGGATGCAGTTCGGGTTTGCCTACTATGTTCTCCTGAAACCACGGCGAATTTGCGACCTTCAAATTTGCGTAATATAACGCGCCTTGCGTAATGTCCATGTCCGTCTCGTCGTACACCTTCGAAGCAATGTCCATCGCCGCCTCGAACATGGAGTTCGGACGTACAGGCCACAATACGATCTGCGCGTCGGACGGAACGGAGATTGAAGTAAATTGATTCCTGTCTGTAATGATCTTCGAGTAATCCTTATGCCATTCACGAACTCGATTCGCAATGACGTGGGCACAAGCCCGCATCCCTTCCAAGCCTTCGCCACGCGCTTCGCGCCAAATTACTAGTGCTAACAGCGCTCGATTGTAGTCAATCCATTGCATGGCTTCGCCACTTACGCTTCGCGTAGTACATCACGCGATTTGAACGAGTTGGATTGAAGCTTCATTTCGTTTCCGGCCTTAAATTGATTACGCGGTAATCCTCTTCCTTGTGTTGCTGTGGAGCGTACACTACAATTTGAATTCCGTGATTGTCGCCGTTATTACCGTTGCGTGGAACTGTGTTAGCTACGACACGACTCATATTCGCAGCGATTGTGCTCAAATCCTTTGCATTGGATTTTTCCAATTTACCGTCGTCCATCAATCCGAGCGATGACATCAATCGCTCGACGGCCTTATCTTGAACAGGTTGTAATTTGTCTTCGATGAACGTCTTCAATTCTGGGTCGTCCTTATGAGCAGCGATCTTCCCATTCTCGCAAAACGAAACTTGGTTCTGTGAGCAGTCGAATTGCCTCGCGATTTCGGTTTGTTTTTCACCAGAATGACCAAGGATTGCGATGGTTTTCTTGACGAATAATGGAATCGCGGGTCCGCGAATCCGATGCCGCTCGATTTGAAGGACGGAACCAAGCACATTCACCACGTTGCGTGGTGACTTCAATCGGCGGTATGCTTCTTGTTCAGTTATTTCCATTGTTCATCCCACGAACAGTTCCAACCTTGAAATGAATACACCACCGGCTTCGCTCATAAGCGTAACATATCAGTTTATTGGATGTCAACCCGCTTCGCGGTTTAATTGAATCAATGCGATAGTCGTTCATTCGACGAGCAATTCTTACCAAGTTTTGTGATTCAAGTTGATTATGGAACCAGGTTAATACGGGACCAGAGTTGCGAAGCAATCCAGGGCTGCGAAGCAGCGTGGTTAAGTTTTACCAGAGGTAAGTTGCGCGTGCGTGGGATATCCTCCGCCTTCACGCTAGATGGGACCCTACCGGACGGACTATACCCCTGGATAGGGTTGGTGTGGGTATGATGCTTCGCGCAGAATTAGCTTGACATTCCGGATGAGGTATGATAGTATGATTTTGAGGTTAGAACTGCGATACCTCAATTTGACAATTCGGGCGCATCATGGAGGGTACTAACGTGATGAAAACTGATCGCTGTGACTTCTGCCTTCGATTCGCGCCGCCTTGGGAGAATGAGGTAAGCCGAGTTTATTACTTGCGAGTCGAGGTAGACCAAAAGTGCATCCGCGAAATGCACGTCTGCGTGGACTGCCTGCGAGCACGTGACATTCTGCCTGTTCCAGCGAAGTGAAAGATGCAGGGTAAGTACCCTGCATGATGCACCCGGATAGTAACCCGTTAACCACGCGGCTCTTGACTTGGGGTCTCAAGAGCCGCTTTTCTATTTCAATCCCTTGGTTCCTCCTTTCACTTCATCTGCCGGTTCAGTTTGCGCCGCCGTGATATCTAATATCTGATGTTCAATTGTTCGTTAGGCGAACAGTAATATCTAATATATCACCGCTTCGCGGTCGGGCAGAAACACAAACGGCCTGGAATCCGAAGACTCCAGGCCGTTTACACCTACAGACCCATTGCCGCCTTAGCCAGGACTCCAGCCTCATCCACTGTGATTGCCGCGCCTCGCGCAGCGTAAGCTGCCAAGATGTTTTTCGCCATTGTTTTCACTGACTTGTCAACGTCGAACACCTTAGCAACCGTGATCCCGAGTTCATCGGCCCGCTTCTGCCTTGCCGCAGATTGCCGGTTAATCCTCTCCGCTTTCACTGCACAGGCGAGTAGGGCCAAGTCTGGTTTCTCCGCGCCACGTGCGGCGAAGTAGGCCAGAGCGCCGTCCAGGGTCCAGTCAACCGGAACACGAACTGTTCCCTTCTCCTCGATGGTCTCCTGGAGTTTGCCCGAAGCGTCGTACTTTTTGAACGTCCAGTTCGACACGTCGTCTTCCAGGATTACGGGGTTCGCTGCGCTTGCCGTTTCCGCCGTGATCGCATTTCCCTTTAAGTCAAACATCGTTTTATCCTCCTTTCGCCGGTCTCACGTCCGTCTCAGTTTCCAATTACAAAACCAGCATAACAAATTTCGAATCCTATGTCAAGCCTTTTATTTCATTTGTTTTCAATTATTTACAAGCGGTCCACGGGAGTCGCCGAATTTGCGGAATAGTTCATTCCTATGGCGAGCACGGGCATCGAAAACTACCGGGCGAATCCCCGTCGAATCCGGCCCAGTTCTCCCCGGATTCCGGGCGGGTTCCGCTTTGCGTTTTCCCCCTAACCCCATGATTCCATTGCGCTTGCGAGTTAGGCCATCTCCCCCCCTTAGACCCCCTCTTTTGGTTGTTCTTTTGTTGGGAGGGGTTCTTGTATGTTGTTGATTCTAATGAAAAAAAAAAAAATAAAAAAACAAAAGACTCCTCATATAAGCCGAAAAACAAACCACTTAAGATATGTTCGTTTTCCCAAACGGTTGATCGTTCGTTGCTTCGCGGGCTCGCTGAAAACAAAGGAAATATAAGGCTTGACATTAGGGGGGGTAGGGCGTATAATAGCCAAGTCAATGAATCCAAACG